AAGAGAAGCTGTAAGGCTTGCATTTAAACAAAATCGACCTTTTTTAAAAAAACTTTGGAAAATAAGCGGGTTTTAGTTTTTGCATTGTATTTATGAATATAAGCTTCTTATATATTAAGCAAGCAGAGAACAAATATAAAAACATGAGAAACATGAGAAATATGAGAGACATGATGAAAAAAAAGTACATTGAATTTCAGGAGCAGATGCAAATAAGGCAACAAAACTTGATTGATTTAAAAATAAACATAATGAGCAAAGAAAATAAAGAAAATAGGTTTACAAAAAAAGAGTTACTTGAAGTTATTTCAGCATATAAGGAAATGCATAGACGTGGAGAAAAACTTGAGTTTGATATTAATTACTTCTCTATAGTTGGAGATTCTGAAGAAATATTAATTGAATATGTATCGAGGCAGGTAAATTGGTTTTATTATTTAGGAACTCATCTTCTTATTGAAGATTACGAAGTTGCTGCAGAATGTAGAGATATGATAAAAATTGAGAAAGAACTATTCTTAGACCTTTTGCATGAATACAAAGAGTATTTAATTATTGATAAGGAATATATAGAAAAAGTTAATTTGGTTGATAGAAATCTATACAATACAATTAATGAAAAAATTGTAAACAAAGTAATAAATAAAAACAGAAAAAATGGAAAATAACTTTCAAAACCTATTAACAACGAAAAAAGGAAATATTGCTGAGTCTTATGCTATTTTTTTCTTGGAAGCCAAAGGTTATACTTTATTTTGGAATACCAATAACAAATCAACTCCTTACGATGGAATGGGATACTCTGGAGACACATTTAATTTATTTGAGGTAAAAACAAAGACAAAGACAAAGTATGGAACCTATTCCATTCACGAGAATGACCTAAAAAAATATGAGTATTACCAGGAGAAGGAGAATAAGAACATGGTTATTATTTTTATGGACCCAAGTGATAACGAAGTGAATATAACATCAACACAGATGATAAGAGATAGCATATCGTGTATATCTAAAGACAGAATGGATGGAAAGAATCTTGTTTATTTCAACTCATTTAAAAAAACTGCAACTCTTCCAGCTGATGTTGCAGAAAAAATTAATAGCTATTAAATATAGATAAAACAATGGAACAAAAAGAACAAAAATTAACAAACAAATTATCCGAGATTATAAACAAATTATCAAAGATTAACGAAAAACTTGACAAGTTGACTAAAAGTTTAGCCAATGCAAGGAATTCAATTAACTAATAAAAACACATGTGGATAAGCGCAAGCACGATTAATTTAGTGATAGAAAATATCTATCAAGACAATAGATACTTACAATCGGTTAGCTCAATGCTATATAACCGTAGTAGAGGACATTTAATAGATGATGTGTACCAAGAGCTATTGATTATGGTAATTGAGTATAAAGATTCAGCTAAGGTCATTAGAATGCATAATGAAGATGAGCTGTATTTCTGGTGGCTCAGGTTGTGCAAGAACAATTTGAAGAGCGAAACATCACCCATCTACTATAAGTACATAAAGAATCAAAAGATAGAAGGAGAGATGGAAGATATTCAAGCATCAGATGATAAAGTTGAACATTCAATTGATTACAACAATAATATTTCAAGATTACATAAATTCCTGTCAAAATCTGAGAAGATAAGTAGAAACCATAAAATTGGAAGCACTTGTTTTTGTCATTATTACTTTGACCAGATGACGTTGCAGGAAATTGTAGATATGTATGAAGGATTTACAATGTATAAAGTACACTCAAGTATTAAGATGGTAGAATCACATATAAAAAACAACTTCAAATGGAGTACCTAATAGCACTCATACCATTTATGATAAAAGCATTCCTTTTGGGATACTTAATATCAAGCTTCGAACCTCTTCAATATTTTTTATCAACCATTAAAGATAATGTAAAGTCAAAAAATGCTTATGTAAATTATATTAAAGATTCAGTATCATGCCACAAATGTATATCCACTTGGATTGCATTATATCTAACTTTTGATATATACTCAGCTGCAATCGTTGCAATTTCTGTATATATATTTGAACTAATTATGATAAAACTAAGATAATGTTAAAATTTAATACAATGGAAAATACACCAAGATTAATAACAAGAGCAGAATGGACAAGAATTCGAAACCTTAAACCTTTCATTCACTACACACTTGAGGAAAAACAATTCCTTTATAACCTTGCAAAGGAATTTGTGGACCCACATCTTAATGAGAGCTGCGCATCATGCACAGGAGGTGGAGATGCTAAGATTAAACTGTATGGATGGTTCAATGTTAGAAAAGAAACACTCTTAGCTCAAATTGAAGAGAAGGAAGCACAGGACGCTCAGGCACTTGCCGAGATAGAAGTTATTGATGAACCCGTTGAAGTGATTCAAGAGGATGTAGTGGAGACTGAGGTTGATGCATTCGAACCAGATATGACTGTTGAGCGAGAAGAAACAGCTCAAGAGGTAGAAGAAATAAAAGAAATAGAAGAAATAGTTATTTCTGACGAGGTTAAGCCACAAAGTTTGGCCAATACCATCAAGAGTTTCTTTAAAAAAGCTAAGAAGGAGGTGGATGATTACACAAAAAATATATAAAACTAATAGAAAACATGGCAATAAGTAAAAGACATAAAGCAGTAGCTGCTGAATATATGCTCAACCAAAAGAATGGAACTGATGCGTATTTATCTGAGTACAAGAGTGTTACGAGGAAAGTAGCCTCAGCAAGCTTTACAAAATTACTGTCAAATGCTGTCTTTTTAGAAGAAATTCAGCGACTGGAAGAAGAGAATCAGAAGCGTTATGACATTAAGAAGGATGATATATACTTTTCAAACAAGCGTATGATTGACCTCTTCAATGTCCTTATGGATTTGGCTATGAATCTTAAGTTAACCTCTGAGGAGGAGGCCCAATTCAGCAGGCTAATGCTCATACTAAAAGCTTCTGATGTTAATAAGGCTAAAGAAATCGTAAACAACATGATGGGCTGGAACGAGGCCAAGAAGGTTGACGTTAAAACTACCAATCAACAGCCACGACTATTTGGACCTTTAAATAATTAATAATATGTCTAATTTTGTATATACCCAAGCTATCGACAAGATAAGGAGAATGACCAAGCGCTACCGTGTAGTACAAGGTGGTCAGGATGCGGGAAAGACTATGGCGATTCTAGCCATCCTTGTTGACACAGCCTGCTCAAATGATAATAAGAGGATAGATGTTGTTGGTCAGACATACGAGCAATTATCATCTGGAGCCATTCAAGATTTCAGGTTAATTATGGAGTCTACAGAAAGGTGGAGAGACTCAGAGTGGAATGATACCAAACATCGCTACACATTTTCTAACGGTAGTTTTATAAGATTCAAAGCTATTGATAAGCCTGGGAAAGCCAAAGGTTCTAGGAGAGACATCCTATATATCAACGAGGCCAACCACGTATCCTATCAAGTATTCCATAATCTTGCCACAAGAACTAATGATTGTATCTATATTGATTACAATCCTGATGCACGTTTCTATGTTCACAATGAAATCATTGGTGAGGATGATTGCGATTTCCTAGTTTTGAACTATAAGGACAATGATGCAATATCACCTGCCATAATTAAGGAGTTTGAGAAGAAGAGGAGGTGGGCGCTCAAATCATCCTACTGGGAGAACTGGTGCAAGGTATACATTGACGGAGAGATAGGAAGCCTTCAAGGAGTTATATACAGCAACTGGAGTGAAATAGATACGGTGCCACCCGAACCTAAGCTTATAGGTCTTGGATTAGATTTTGGGTTCACAAATGATGTGACTGCCATTGTGGCAGCCTATAAGTATGATGGCAAAATCATCCTCGATGAAATCGTCTATGAAACTGGTCTTGATAATCCAAGTATTGCAAAGCTTATAAAGACTCATGGGTTCGGCTCAGCTATTGTGGTATGTGACTCAGCAGAGCCTAAGAGTATATACGAGCTGTGCGGGTTTGGAATAAACGCTATAGGCGCAGTTAAAGGCAAAGGTTCAATCAATCAAAGCATCGGTCTTGTACAGCAGGAGGAGCTACTTGTCACAAGAAGGTCTGTCAATCTTATCATGGAATTCCAAAATTACATATGGATGGTTGATAAGAATGGTAATAGCACAAATACTCCAAGAGATATTTACAACCACTGCCAAGATTCTATACGCTATTTATTTATGATGCTGCTTCAAAAGCAGTCTTCGACGTTTAATGTTATTAGACGATAAGAAAGGTTAGAAAAAATAAGAACAATTTATATTAAGAATATATGGAAAAGATAAAGTTTAAAATTGATGACATAATGTACGAGATGCCAAAGCGTTGGAATGAAGCAACATTCGGACAATGGTGTGATATTGTAAAGTATTTAGAAAATGAAACAAATTATTCACAATTAAAAAATGATATTAATCTAATTTCAATATTATCTGGAGACGATAGCATTAAAAAAACATTGTTTGAGAAAGTTGATGAAGATGATATTACAGCAATTGCAGATACTATCAATTGGGTTTATTCTTCTCCTGATGTAACGAAGTTCGAGAAGTTCAAGGATAATGTTGATATTGAAATTGAAGGTAAGAAATTTATTGTTAAATCAGATTATAACAAATTGACTAACTATGAAATTGTTCACATTCAAGAACTTGCAGCTTCTGAAAACTTCAACTATAATGAATGGGAATTATTATTTGGAGTTCTATTTAGAGAAATTGATGATGAAGGAAATGAGGTGGGACTTTCACCAACAGTGATTCAGAACACTATTTCTAAATTTAGAAACAAGGTGGATATGGAAACAGTGTTTTCAATCCTAAGTTTTTTTTTGACTGGCGAGAGCACGCTTTTAAAACAAGGTTTAAAAACCTCTTCAACACCGAAGAGTACAATCCAAATATTCACGGACCCATTGAAGAGTACAAAAAGCAGCAAGAAAAGCACAGCAAAGGAATCGAAGGTCAATTCGGAAAGTGGAGTTGGTACGGATTCGTCTTCAGAGTAGCCGAGAGGAGCTTTGAGAGGATACCAGCAGCAAGGCAGGCTAACTTTATAGAGAGCTGCATATACTTAAGCTACTTGGATGCTGAAAGTAAGTACATGAAGTACCAAGAGGAAAAGAATAAAATGAAAACAAGATGATAAAAATTAATAAATATTACATATAATGTCAATTACTACACTGAAAAATATTAAGACGATATTTGAGGATATTTCTGATAGAAGCTATCACCTTAAAGGAAGTTTTGGCTACGGTAAGACGTTCGATTTCGGTATGAGCGATAAGAATATGAGGTATCCAACATTATGGATAACTCCTGTTAGTGCTATAATGAATAAGAGCGAATTTTCTACAAGATATGTTACCATTGATTATACTTTTAATGCTAAATGCTTGGACCGTGTAAGAAAAGATATGGCTAATAAATTAGACGTTGACTCAGATACTCTTACTTTATTGACTCAAATAATTACAGAGTTTAATGACCATCCTTATTATAAAAGAAATGATATGAGTCTTGTTGGAGATATTAACTTTGCTCCTATTGAAGAATTTAGCAATGATGATGTGTCTGGTCATGAGTGCGAGATTACCTTTAGAATGGTGAACTTCAACTCTTACTGCGGACTTCCATTTATTCCATTAACACCCGTTACTGGTTCAACTGCAACTTGTGACCCAGCTTCTGTTTTAATTAATTCTACATCATTTTCAACAATTCCTTCTGGAGGTTCATTGGACATTCCAGTTAAAAATTCAATATTACAGAATGTTGGTTCAGCTTCTTTTGGAACAATTTGGAAAATTGATAATTCAAATCTAACGGTTAATTCTCAAAGCTTTACTGGAATATCTGCTGAGAACAATTTCAATCTAACGGTTAAAGATACTGATGGATTAGAGGTTGGTTCACAGAGTGGTTCAACTTCAACGTGGATTGTACCAGCAGTTCCAGCAATTTCCACTGCTGCTACACCGTCAATAACAACTAAAACAGGTCAGATAACTTCTTATACAACAAATGATGATGGTGACCTGGAGCAAGGTAGAGGAGTTGATTTCTTTACATTGTCAACCAATAACCCATCTGGTAATACAAATAGATTCACTGATGAAACTGGCGCTCAAACATATGCAAATGATATTATGCTTGATTGGGAATATACAGATGGTATAAAAGTTCACGGTTGGAGAATGTTTGCAACTGGTAGCGTTAATTTTGATGCAGATATTCTTACTTGTTCTGGATTAACTATTGGAGGTCTGGCAATTTGGCAACTTCCAAATCGAAATCAACTTGAAACATTAGTTAATTGTGAACAGTCATCAGCTATAAATTGGGCACCTTTAAGTGTGTCAAATATTTTAATTCGAACGTCTACAACAGACCCAAACAATAGCACCAAAGCATTTAGATTAGCTAATACTACTCACTCAATGTCATCAGAAAATAAAGCATTTGGAAGCCCAAGAGCCTATATGCCATTTAGATATATCACATATGTAGAATTAGGATTATAAAATTAGAAAATATGAAATACAAATTCGAACAATTTAATATAGAGATAGTTGACCCAGTAATTAAAATCGACTATTCAAATATATCAATTAATAATTTAACAATGAAGATTTCTTCTGTTGATATTGTTATGGAAACTCCAAATGGAAGTAAGTTTGGAGTTAATCTAAAAGATATTTCAATCGGAGATAAAACTTGGGACACTTGTGACTTGTTTGATATAGTAATGATTGAACTTGAAAAATACGAAGTAATTAAGAAATAAATGATAAGTAATTTAGAAAATAAGATAAAGAGAGATATTGTCAGTTTAATTAAAGAGGAAATCAAATTAAAGAAGCTTGTTGATACTGGAAACATGATTAAGTCAATAGATGCTGATATAACTTACGTTGGAGGTGAGATGAAAATATCAGTAACTGGTACAGATTATTTCAAGTACCTAAACAAAAAGTATGACATTATTGAAGACGCTTTTAAAAGACCAAAATATAAGGAGGTTACAAAGAACATCGCTAAGCTATATGTTGAGAAACTACTTAAAAAAAACTAAATAAAAATGATAACTAAAAAAGGTTCGCCAGACATATTCTCACCAGCAAGAATGCCAAACTATTGGTTCTTCGATTCAACGAATGTAAACAATGAAGGCTTCAAGTATTACGTACAACTGTATTCAGCAGGAACTTCCAATCAACTTGGAGAGCCTTATTCAATTTGGCCACGTCCTGTTGATAAGTATGCTGAGCAGAACTTCAATCAATTGAAGGACTTTGTTGATTTTGAAGTATATCAGGACCTTTCTGGGTTCACTACTTGTCCTAACTCTTGGGCCAAGTACAATGTGGAGGTAGGAGAAGAGTACGTGTTCGTATGGGACTACACTGACTACCAATTTGGTTCAGGTTCTGTTGTGGTTCTAACGTCTACAACAGAGGCTCACGAGTTTGTTGCTGGAGATTCAATATCAGTCATCCAAGATTCTCTTGCAGGACAGCCAAATATCACAGGAGTTCAAACTGTTGCAGCAGTATTAGACACTCATGGGATTCAACTGGACCTAACATATACTACAGCAGGTGGAATCATAGGAGGTACAGCTACATACTCTGACAGCAGACGTACAAGATACCCAGCTCTTACAGGATATTCAGCTTACACAGTTTTCAACGGTACAATTGACCACCAGGACTTCGATGCTTACGACTCAGATGAATTCGCAATTTCAACTGGTAATAATAATGCAAGGTTCTTAACAAACGTTCCAAACAATTACACGATAAATAGTGATAATAACTTGTATCTTAATTTCTATTCAACAGCTACTACTGTGCATGCAGTATTTTTAAACTTGGAGAACTCTAATGGAGATGTATTTAGGATTCCATCTGGAGCATTATCTGGAGCCAACCAAACAATGATGACTGTTAACGTTGGTCCTAAGAATCTACCGTTAGATTTAGAGGTTGTATCTGGAACTCTACCGTTGATTAAAAGTTCAACAACTGATTTTGATGTTTATTTGACGGATGTAAATGGGAACGCTTCCTCGGAGGTGCTGACATTTAAGATGGAAGATGATTGTTTCATTTATAACAATGTAGAGATTTATTTCTACGATAGACTTGGAAGCTTAATTCCCGTTAATTTTGAGCTTAACTCAAACACAAAATACAAATATAAAAGACAGTCTTTTAAAAGAAAAATTGGAGACCTTAAATCTGGAAAATATGGATTTGACTCTACTGATGCAGGTTCAAAAAATCTAAGCGTTCATGAAAACAAAAGAATGACAGTTAGAAAGGATAAGCTTACAACTGATGAGAGAATATATTTTAGCCAATTGGTAGGAACAAGACAGGCTTATGTAAAAGAGAATGGAAAACTTTGGCCAATTGAAATAACTGATACAAACTATGATGAGTTCACGGAGTTCAATGAGGACTACATGCCTTTCATCATAAACTTTAAATACTCTAACAACAATACAATTTAATTTTAATGGAATCAATAGCACAAATATTTATCGTAGAAAAAGAAGCTTACTTAGATGTGAGCTCTGATGTTCTTATGCCCGTTTCCTTCAATGTAAACGACTATCGTAACCTTGGAGCTAAAGGTGGAGCTTGGTCACAAGAAGTGATGCTATACGGCACTGAAAATAATAACAAGGTTCTTGGAGAACTTTACGATGTAAATGTTGTTGATTCTTCTTGGAATAAAAATGTTAAATACAGATGTGTAATAAAAAGAAATGGAGATGATTCATTTGACTGATTCATACGTATCGTTAAAATAAATAGTTTATCTCCTACATCAACAGTATATGATGAGAACATTATTTACGTTGTTCAAATTTACGATGCTGTTAGTTCATTTAACCAAGATATTCAAAAGAAGTACCTTGATGAGATTGACCTAAGTCAGTATGACCACCTATACAACCTATCTGGGATTACATCTACGAGCGCTAATACTTGGAGTAATGGATATAAGTATTTCAACTTCTTCAAGACAACTAATACTCCATATGAGATAAAGGATTATAAGGCATCAATATTTGCGCCAGTATATTTTGACAGAATTTTCTCTGGAGCAAACTATACCTATACTTTTGATAGCTTCTCAGCAACAGGATTCAATAAAACTGTTGTTCCATTTAATGGTGAAGACTTATTGGTTAGACAAAGCGTTATTGATAATAGAAATTTTAATGTTGGATTCACAGCTGGAACACAAACTGCTATGGATAATAGTTTTCCTTCTTCTGCATCTACTATTATATTTAATGATGATATCAATATTATACATTCTGATTCAGGAAACACTTATAACACATCTAACGGAATTTATACCGCTAATTTTAATGAAGAAATTCAATTCAATATGCGTTTCACTTACGAGATTTATTTATCATCTACTACAAATAGTACAAAAGTAGGACAAACAGGTGTTCAACCAAGAGTTTTTTTATATGACCAATCAAACATTAACTCTGCAATTGGTAACTATGGAGCTCCTTTTGTTAATTATGTAATTCCAAATAACTTTAATATAAGTGCTGGAGATACATTTTTAACATCTGGTAATACAAATGACATGACTTCAACGTTCTATTCTCAGGAGCAAATTATGCATGTTGGTAGAAAGATATTTAATGCAATAAAATCAACAAGTTATAATGACAATTGGGTTATTAATGGAACTTCAAACCCAGCAGACGTAACTCTATATATTAAGATAGCTGAAAATATAAATTACTCAGCAAATACACAAAATTACTTTAGAAGTTTATCAACAACTACTGAGATAGGACAGGATGATACTATATTCGTCAACGATTTAATACCTAAGAAGCAACTACAGTCTTCTTTTATGGCTTCAATAATCAAGAAATATAATTTATTTTTCATACCATCACAAGATATTGAGAACCATATGAGCATACTTACTCGTGATGAGTACTATGATTCAGGAGGTTTATGGAATTTCGATAAAGGAGAGGCTGGGTGTTACCTGGCCACTGATAAGAAGTATCAGATAGAATGGCTTCACGATAAGCAGAAAAAGATTGTTATCTTGAAGGATAAGGATGGTAATGATGTACACAATAAAGAGTACAAAGACAACGTAGGAGAAACATATGGTCAGATAAACTATGTGTTTGCAAACGAGCACATCCAAGGTATTGATAAGCAAGAAGGTATATTCTCGCCTACACCTATAAATGAGGAGATTCCATTTGGAAATCTTGTGTCAACAATACCTACTCAAAAGCCAAAGAATAATATAAGACTACTTTATGATTGTGGTTGGATTCCTGGTAAGCCATGGAGCATTGACTACACTGTTGCAGGAGTTCCACAGACAGCTTCTTACAACGAATACCCATTTGCAGGACACTTATATCCTGACCCAATAAATCCTACAGAGGACCTTAACTATGGTCTTACTGATTACTTGTTTTACAATAGTTGGGAAAATCTTACAGATAATAATCAGTACAATAGATTTTGGAAAAGACAATTTTCTCAGTTTGAGAAAGGCAGGATTCTAACGGGACTTTTTAAACTTAGCGATAGGTTTATGAGACAGTTCAAAATGAACGATAAGATTTACGTACTTGGAACATATTGGAATATAAACCTAATAAAGGATTATGATTACAATTCTGAAAGCCTTACAAAGATGGAACTTGTTGAAGTTGATGAAGGTGTTAAGTTTGCTCCAAGAAGAACAAGACATACAACTGGTAACCCACCAATTGGTGTTCCACCAAAGAGTAACTACGCAAGCCTCGTTAATTCAATTGGCGCTCAAGCACCGTTAGGTAATTCAAATAATCTTCAAGGAGGAAATTCTGGAATTAATGTTTCGGGTTCAAAAAACAGTTTTGGAGTTGGAGTTTCAAACTCAGCTGCAAGAGGTTCTGGTAATACTGTAAATGAAAGTAATTCTCGTGTATATGGTAGCGATAATTTTATACCAAACGGTTTAAGAGATTCAATTATATTCGGTAACAACATTACAGCTGCAGAATCTAATACGATGTATGCAAATAATATAACCGTTACAAATAATTTAACAATTTCATCAGGTTCAACAATAACTGGACTTGACTATCTTCCTCTATCTGGAGGTTCAATGTTGGGAAATATTACAACTAACACTTCAACAGCAACTGGTGACACTTCATTCTCTTGGGGATTGAATAACATCGTTGATGCTGACTTCTCATTTATAGCTGGTGGTACTGGTAACACAGTTACTGCAACAGAATCCTTTATTGGAGGCGGATATGGTAACGTTGTAAGTGCATTCGTATCATCTATACTTGGTGGTACACTTAATACAGCAAGCGGAGCAGGTTCTGCAATCATAACAGGTTTAAATAACATTGCAAGTGGTCCAGTATCTGTAATCCTTGGAGGTAACGGTAATATAAATGACGCAATCTACTCAACAATAATTGGAGGTACTTCAAACTTAATTTCAGGTGGTACATTAGGTGCTATCGTAGGAGGCTCTGGACACTACTTAGCAGGTGCTAACTCTGTTATACTTGGTGGAACCAACATATCTGGTTCATCGGCAAACACTGTATACGTTCCTAATCTTAATATTGGAACAGTAGGCTCTAGTGCATCAACAATAAATCTTAGAATTGATATTGATGGAAACGTTGTTACTGGAGATACATTGCCAGAGGTTACATATTCTGAGCTTGCTACTTTAAAATCTGATAATGAATTAATACCTGGTATTACTTACAAAATTACAGATAAAAACATATTCATATCATCATTGGAAACTGATAGACTAAGTGATTCAGCAATTCAAATAAGAAGAGCTGTTAAAGAATCGTATTATACTCCTTCGGTTTTAACTGGTTTCTCAGATAGTAATTATTCTGGTATATATGGTCAGGCAATTTCTGCTACTACTTACCCAGTTTCAGTATCATCATTTGGTGGAACTGTTTACTATGCAATTTGGGGAGGACAGATGTGGAAGAGAAAAACTACTGGTGCCGATGTTCCTTTAACAAGTGAAACAATACTACCATCAACAGGATGGGAATTGCTTGATACTTCTGGTACAACATTTTACGATGATGTTGAAGTTGGAATAAACTATGACTTCGATACGGATACTATATTTGAATTTAGTGATAAGTATT